AGTTCGCGGCAACAGGTGGGCCGGTCGGTAAACCTGACGATACTTATTATTTTACTGTTGAAGATATACAGGGGATGATGCAAGAACCTGATCCGATGATGCAAGCTGTCGGCGCGGGGTTAATGCAGCAGATGCCACCGGGCGGCGGTATGGTGCCAGCGACTCCGGGACAGATTCAGATGATGGCCGAAGGCGGCTTAGTTGGTAATCAGCATAAGATCGATAAAAATAATAATGGAAAGATCGATGGGCAAGACTTTCAGATTCTTCGACGCTCCGAGGGAGGAGGCATATCCGTTCTAAAAAAGTTTGAGGACTTCGTTACTGAATCGGTAGGGATTGATCCTAAAGACGTGGAATGGGCAAGTAGTCTTTCAGAAGAAATGTATCCGGGGGAAGGGTTCGATGGTCGAGGTGATGCGGCCAGACATTTAGCATTAGGTTCTTTAATACCTGATGCAGAATCCCCTAGGGTTGCAGAGTTTCTAAGTGCTGCACGAGAGTATTTTCCAATACCTGATTCAGGTAGAAAGATGGATCTTCACAACAACGAACTTGGAATGCAGCTAAAAGGTTCTAAGGAAGAAATAAAAGAACAAATACGTGAGCTGATTGAGAACAATACGGCGATGTATATGGAACTTGACGAAAGTCAAAAAATGCGAGGCTACTAAGGAGCAGTTATGAAAAGACAAGGTTATAACGCACGACTGGATGATTCTTTAGGATCTAGAAATGGCAAGAAAAAACAGCCTATGAAATCTCGTCGTAAAGAAAGTAAGGGTACTGAAATGGCTATGGGTAAGCGAGCTTACTCAGGAGACACCATGATGATGGCCTACGGCGGCAACCCTAAGAAAATGAAAAAAGGCGGTAAAACTTATCGCGGGGCTGGTTGCGAAATCCGTGGCTAAAGGTGTAAAACATTATTACCGAGACGGTCGTGAGCACAAAGGGGGTATGCACAAGCACCCTGATGGCAAACTTATGACGGGTAAAAAGATGTCAAGCGCCTCTAGGGACTTGTATCACTACGGGCAGCTTTCCGCAAAAGCTAAACAGAAAGCTAGGAGCGGATGGGGAAGTTGAACGCTTTCGTAGGATTTACTTTTGTCTAATAAAGTTTTAGAAGATCTTCGCGCAGTAGACTTATCTTACTTATCGAAGGACGAAGCTAAAGAGTTCACGATTCTTTTAGAAGAACTCGAAAAGCGAGAACGTCAAGAAAAGTCTGCCGCGAGCTTTTACGACTTTGTGAAGATGATATGGCCTGAGTTTATCGCGGGCGCACACCACAAACGAATGGCCGAGGCTTTCGATAAGATTGCCTCTGGCGAATCGAAACGTCTAATTATTAATATGCCTCCTCGACATACGAAGTCTGAATTTGCTTCGTACTTGTTTCCTGCGTATTTACTCGGTAAACGTCCTAAGTTAAAGATCATTGAAGCAACGCACACGGCTGACTTAGCAGTAAACTTTGGTCGTCGTGTTCGTGACTTGATCGAAAGCGAAGAGTATGCGGAAGTTTTCCCCGGTACTCAGCTAAAAGCTGACTCTCGTAGCGCCGGTAAATGGAATACGATGCAAGGTGGTCAGTACTATGCGGCGGGTATCGGTGGTGCATTAGCTGGTCGTGGTGCTGATTTGTTTATTATCGACGATCCGCACTCTGAACAAGATGCGTTTTCCGATAAAGCGTTGGACGAAGCCTACGAATGGTATCAAACAGGCCCCCGACAGCGTCTTCAACCGGGGGGTGCTATCGTTGTTGTAATGACTCGTTGGTCTAAGAAAGATGTAACAGGTCGTTTAATTAAGAAAATGACTCAAGAGAAGGGCGGGGATAAGTGGGAACTAATAGAATTCCCTGCGATACTGCCTTCTGGTAAACCGTTATGGCCTGAGTTTTGGAGTCTCGACGAATTAGAAGCCACTAAAGCGTCTATACCCCCGTCAAAGTGGGCTGCTCAGTATATGCAGCGCCCAACGGGAGAAGGTATTTCGATTATTCCAAGAGATTGGTTTAAAGTTTGGCCTCAAGACCAGCCTCCTTCTTGTCAATATTTAATACAAAGTTACGACACTGCTTTCTTAAAATCTGAACGCGCTGACTTTACTGCAATAACAACGTGGGGAGTGTTCTACCCTGAAGGGAAAGTCGGCGAAGATATGTATACCGGCGAAGAAGCTCACATCGTTTTGTTAGATTGCGTTAAAGAGCGGTTCGATTTTCCTGAATTAAAACAAGAAGCGTTGCGGTTATACGAATACTGGGATCCTGATTCAGTGATTATCGAGACAAAAGCCTCTGGGATTCCGTTAACTCAAGAATTACGACGACTAGGTATACCGATTAATACCTATTCGCCCAACAGAGGTCAGGATAAGATTGCAAGATTGAATTCTGTTAGCCCTATTTTCCAAGATGGCAAGGTTTGGGTTCCTGAGACACGTTGGGCCGAAGACTTAATGGACGAAATCAGCGATTTTCCTAACGGTGAGAACGATGATTTGGTCGATGCGACAACATTAGCCTTAATGCGCTTTAGAGCTGGCGGGTTTTTGCAGCTAAAAAGTGATTTTTCGGAGGAAGAGGAGTATTATCCGAAACTTAGGGTATATTATTAACAAAAATCTAGGTAAGGTTGCCAATTATGGCCGATATGCAAGATTATTTAGACGATTCTTTTGCCGAAATTGAAATCGAGGGAGTTCCAAACCTCGAAGACGGCGTAGAAATCTTTTTTAACGAAGAAGGCGAAGGAACTTTAGGGTTTGACCCTGACGAAGAGTTCGAAGTAGCTTTCGATAGCAACCTTGCCGAGTATTTAGACAGCGGTGAGCTTGGAAAAATCGGATCTAAACTAATTTCTGCCTATGAAGACGATTTGCATTCTCGACAAGACTGGTACGAAACGTTTAAGGACGGTCTTGAGCTATTAGGTATAAAATCAGACCCTAGAAGCGAACCTTTTCAAGGTTCAAGCGGCGTTTATCACCCGTTACTCGCAGAAGCTGTAACCCAGTTCCAAGCGCAAGCCTATAAAGAATTACTTCCTTCTGGTGGACCTGTCGATACCCAAGTTATGGGTAAAGTTACTGATCCGAAGTTGCTTCAAGCGAATCGTGTCAAGAACTTTATGAACTATCAAATAACCTACAAGATGGAAGAATTTGATCCAGAGATGGATCAGCTTTTGTTCTATCTTCCGCTCTCCGGTTCTGCTTTTAAAAAGTCTTACTATGATCCAACTATGGGTCGTGCGGTTTCTCGGTTTATCAAATCTGAAGATCTTGTAGTCCCCTACTATACGACTGATTTAGTTTCGACGCCGCGCATTACGCATGTGTTACACATGACCGAAAACGATTTGTTAAAATTAAAGCGGTCGGGCTTCTATCGAGACACTCCAACGATGTCTCCGGGGCTAACTCAAGAGTCTGTCGTTCAAGAAAAGATTGATGAACTTGACGGATTGAGTCCGTCTAACTCAGATAGAGAGTTTACGTTACTAGAAGTACACGTTGAGCTAGATATAGCGGGTTTCGAAGATACAGACAATATTGGTGAACCAACTGGAATCGCTCTGCCATACATTGTAACGATATGCCGAGATACGCGAGAAGTTCTTAGTATCCGTCGTAACTACGCTGAACAGGATCCGTTACGAAAGAAGATTGAATATTTCACCCACTTCAAGTTTCTACCCGGATTAGGTTTTTACGGGTTCGGGCTTATCCACATGATTGGTGGAGTTACTAAATCAGCTACGTCTATTTTACGACAGCTGATTGACGCAGGCACATTAGCCAATTTACCCGCAGGGTTTAAGTCTCGCGGATTAAATATTCAACGTGCAGATGATCCTATCCAACCCGGTGAATGGCGAGATGTCGACACTCCGGGAGGAACAATCCGTGAATCCTTCATGCCGCTCCCCTATAAAGAACCCAGTGGTACATTAGCAAACTTATTGGGTGTTTTAGTTGATTCTGGGAAAAGGTTCGCATCCGTGATTGACCAAGGTGGGGCTGAATCTAATCCTAACGCTCCGGTTGGTTCTACGATTGCCACGTTAGAGCGAGGTCAGCGTGTAATCTCTGCGATCCATAAAAGATTGCATTATGCGCAAAGAACCGAATTTAAAATACTAAAAAGAATTTTTGGGGAGGTGTTACCTCCCGAATACCCATATCAGGTACAGGGAGCACAACAAACCGTATTCAGAGAAGACTTTGGCAATCAAGTTGATGTCATTCCTGTATCTGATCCTAATATCTTCAGCACTACGCAACGGATTATTTTAGCGCAAACCCAGTTGCAGATGGCACAAAGTGCTCCGCAAGTACACAACCTAAAAGCAGCTTTTCGTAAGATGTACTTGGCTTTAAACATTAAAGATATCGATGACATTCTTTTACCAGACGTCAGTCCGACGCCGAAAGATCCTATTCAAGAAAATCAGGATTCTTTAACTAACGTTCCTCTACAAGCCTTCATACAACAAAACCATGACGCGCATATTCAAACGCATATCTCGTTTAGTCAAAACCCCGCTACTGCTCAGAACCCTGCGGCAGTACAAGCGTTAAATGCGCATATACAACAACACCAAGCATTAAAGTACCGAATACAAGTCGAGCAGTTACTTGCTCAACAAGGTGTTCAACTACCTCAGCCGGGACCAGACGGTCAAATGCCGCAAATCCCACCAGAGTACGAAAACCAGATTGCCATCGCAGCAGCACAAGCTACGCAGCAGATTACTGGTCAAGAACAAGCATTGCAACAAGCGATGGAAGTACCCGATCCGCAGCGTGAAATGTTCGAGCAGCAAATGGCGCTAGAATCTGAAAAGCTAAGACTTCGTGAGAAGGAAGTCGATCAAAAGGGTCAGCTTGAACTTGAAAAGATAGACTCTCAAGAACGGCAAACTGATGTCAAGATTGCAGCAGACTTACGCGAGGTAGAGTTACGAGATGAAAGATCTGCAGATACGAATTTAACTAATCTTGCTCGTATAGTTAAAGAATCTAGGGAACAGCAGTAATGAAAGGTGTTAAAAAAGGGCCTCCTCCTAGAAAGGGGCCTGTAAGTCAAGG